TGTTTGTCAATCCAGTCTCCACTATTAACCAGGGAGAAATTAAAGACAGGGGCTCCCTGAATACCCATAGAGACATTGACCATTCCAGCACCGCAGCTTACTCCGATTCCCGTCCACTTTTTCTCGGCCAATTCGGCATAAACGAGAGCTAAACCTTCGTGGATTTCGAAGATTTTGAGCTTCATATTCTGCTCGTTTTCATCCTTCATGTCCGAGAAGATCTTACGGAGGATCATTCCGTGGTATTCTGCGTCTGTTTCTTCGTTAATAGCATTTGCTGGTACACTATAGAAGAGCGTATCCCCAGGTTGGGCGAAGTCGATTAAACCATGCATCATGACGCTCATAATCTCTTGAGCCCTTCGCTCCTTGGGATTTAGGCACCCATCTTTCATCGGTCTTCTTAGTTCGATTTCGTTCATGGTATAGGCCATTTCGACTGCCGACTCACCGAGAGCATAGAAGACCTTGTTTTCTTTATCCTCAATCAGAGGCACGCCTGCGTTTTTCATCATGTTGAAAACAAACTTGTCCAAGGATAATTCCATGAATGCATTGACCTCCCTTTTGAAGGCAATCTTGTTGTTCTCTTTGCGATGTGCGCAAACCATATTATAAGTACCGACATCCATCCCAATAGCAGCCATTATTTCCTCCTCTTTTTCAGACTCATTTTGAGCTTTGATTCTTCTGTGTGTTTTTGTCCCTTCCTTTTCTCCCCGATTCTTTTTCGGTGAGAGGCACTGAATTGTCTTACTCCCTCGCGATAAACAACGGGAATAACAGCCCCACCAGTAACATTTGTCCATCGAGTTCCATTAGCTATGCGAGTAATCATTGTCCTGCCGATATGAAATTTGTCGGCAATTTCTTGATGTGATTCACCATTCTTTAACAAATCGACAATAATTAGCACGTCTTTTTCCGTAAGTTTGGTTTTGGGGTGATTTTCCACCATTTTCAAGCGTACCGACAAGGATTGTTTCTTCCCGTAGTTGGGATTGTCTTTTCCGAGATAGGCTTTCTTTTTGTGATCGCTCATCTTTTTCTTTGTTTCGTCTGTATGCTTCTTACCAAAAAACCAGTTCCTTGTTCCGCTCCTATCAGCTATGTTTCTTTCTATATTGTAAACATCGTTCGATCTATCGATCCACCGTTGCTCTTTTTCATCTAATTCCGAAATTGAGCATTCTTCGAGAATTAGAAAATCAAAATTATCTGCTCCATATTTCAAGTATGCTCGTTGAAGATGTTGATTGTAATGCCTATTCCCGGCCAATTCTAATTTGTGCCTCTTCCATCGGCCATAGATATCGACGCTTTGACCGATATAAATTTTGCTGTTGAGCTTGTTTTTAATGCCATAAATCCCAACGGCCATCACTGTTCCTCTACGGTTTTTCCGAATTTGACTTTCTTGCCACCAAAATCAGGAAGAATCCAGTTGGTTTTGTCGTCGTCATCATCCTGGACTTCCTGGGCAAGCTGTTGTGCAGAAGAAACCGATAGCCCTTCTGCGTTTAGGTTTATATTGACATCAAGAGATAGCGATATCTGACATTCACCGTCTTTGGTGATGAATTTAACTTCTGATGGTTTGATTAGCATTGGCATTCTTTCCTATTTAGTAGCCTTTAGGTATGTTTTTTCACCAAAAGGCCATTTTTCCATCATCTGTTTCACACCATCCATCATCATGTCTATCGTTATCTCTGTAAGGCATGGTTTGGGCACTTTTTTTTCTTTCGGACAATTGGGCCAACTATAACAAGGGCCACAATCCCAATCACCGTTGTCTCTATGTTTTTGGACCAGGATAAAGTCATAGTGCCTTCCGTAAACCTTGCCATCTGCGAATGTAAAAATTCCCGTGAGGGGCTTGCTTGTCCCGCCCGCGTAATGAAACCCAGCCGTATCTACACTGACTACATAATCGGCAGCATCTATTGCGGCCATCCATTGCCGAATAGATAGATCGTGCCAAACAGGAGCGTCCACCTCTGGGAGGGGTTTGTTATGAAGAATGTAAACAAAGCACCCCAGGGCACGCAGACGGGCGACAAGGCCGTTCTGCTGGTCTGTAGTCAAATTCTTCACGATCATCGCTGACATGGGGCACAGAGCGATTTTAGGGCCATTCTGAGCCCCTATGCGTCTCCTGGCGGCTTCTACAAGCCCAGGATCGACTTTGATATGCATATTGTGCCTAGTAAGCTCCACCCCACAGTGATTTGCCCAAATATCGGCCCTGTTTTTCTTAGATAGCGGGGCCATCATCATCTCATGGCGAGTACAAGCACTGGTCGTCGTATAGGACATCACATAGTCCCTAGCATCGACCTTCTTGCAGTCCAAAACCTCGTCTATGAAAGGATGGTCTTTGACCGCCTCATGGTACTTCTCAGGACAGGCGAAACAGACCTTTAAATCAGGGGCTAATAATTTGAAATCCTCGAACATCATCCGATGCATGAGAATATCGCCCAAACCGCCAGTTTCCCTCAGAACCAAAACGCGGTTGCGTTTGTCATAGAATTCTCTGATGGATAAGGGATCGGGTCGATCATGTGATCGCTTGAATCTAGCCATACTCTAAATGAGTACGATTAGGCTTACTCCCACGTACCGCCCAGCTTTCTCTTTTCGGCTTCTCTTTTCCACTTCATCTCTCGTACTGCTCGTACCAACCAGTCAGCAGAACTTTCGCCGGGTAGTCGTTTTCTTGCTCGTCTACAAATTCGGGCCTCTCCCGATCCTCTAGCCACGTCTTGAAGTCCATACTGTATTTAGCCCAGCCAACAAAAAACGAACCCTTTCGCCCAACGGGCGAAAGGGTTCTTCATTTCGTCGTAACCTGCAAGAATTAGCTATTGCAGACAGAGCGGATACTCAGGACGACCTGGACTTCCACTGGGCCAGCAGCACCGGAGGTACTGTTATCGAATTCGATAAGGCTGAGGGAAAGGTCACCAGAGTTGAAGACCTGGGTACTGTCAGCGGGAAGATCCATGACGGCAGTTGTCAGGCCATTCAGACGCATACTGATGTCTTGCGATGCGTGCTTGTTTGTGATTTGGGCAAAGACAGCATAGCCACCCGTGTCCGTTGCGATGTCCACTTGGTTGTCGGCATAAGTTGTACCGGCAACAATGCTTTCATCGTAGACTTTCGGATAGACGTTTTCGCTTGCAACGTCAGAGTAGATGCTTCCATCATCTGTGACGACTTCAACGATAGCCTCAGCCAGAGGAACCTGCGGGTATGCGAATCGCTTCCAGTAGTTGCAATCCGTAAACGTCTCGCCATCGATCAGAAGGCGGTTAATCAGGTTCGGTCCCATAACCCAAACACCACGCTGGATACTCGGATTCTTTTGATCGCCAAGGCCTTGGCCTGTAACGGCACCGGCACTAGCGGTACTTGGATCTTTGTCGAGTAAACCCTGCTTGCGGTTATTTAAAGCTACTTTAAAAACACTCATTGTATCTCCCAAAGAGTTAGTTTTTACAGTCCTTGTCTTCAACAATATGTATTCAGCTAGGGGCTTTTTGGACTTAGAAGTTTTTCCAATTGCTCTTTAGGTACGACAAGGCGAGTGTCAGATTGGACTCTGTGAGGAAGAATTCTATGGGATGGTCGTTCGGATTGTATCGCAAATCTCTGATATATCCGAAGTGATGTTTGCGTTCTTTGATTTTAGATTGGGGAACAATTCTCTCTTCTTTCTCAACTACATATAACAGATCGTCTCTATAGCCGATGTAGATTTCAAGACCCTTTAATTCTGTTTCGATGTAGGGTCTTACCGCAACCAACTGAGCTAAATATTGAGGAGAAGGACCGAAATAACACACACAATACTTGTCCTTGACTTTAGCGTATCGTTCGAGAGGCATCATGAATAAATCCGATCAGTGGAAATCAAAACAGGTTGTTGAAACATTCGGGTTATTTAAGAAGCAATTTGATGATTATGACGATCATAGTAGAGTTGTATTAGAATTGATTTTTGAGGCACTACATGGAAGAAAAAGAAAGAGTTTATCTGTACCTAGCGAGGAGGGACAGGTCAGCAGTAAAGCTCCTGACGGCATTCCGTCCGATGGAGAAGAAGATCTCACCGTCGAGGGTGAGTGATATTGCGGACCTGAAATTACCGACCGACCTAGAAAGAAGCCTTTCCAAGACAATCTACGACGAGCGAATGTACTGGGAGCCGTGGATTCAATCGGCTGCAAACTACAATGTTCTTAGAGATTCTCTTAGGAAGAGGAGATTTAAAAACGTCCCCTTAGTTCCCGATCCTTTGCATCCTATCGGGATAATTCGCAAAACAGAGCCCAGAACAGCAGAACTTCCAAAACGAAAAGTCATGTTAAAGAAGAAAAAAGATTAAGATCTCCTTACAAACTTTCGTTGGACATAGAATGAGCCTGATTCCACCTCG